TTGAATTTTATTATCTGAATAAACAGATGAATCCTCATACAAAGTGTTCTGTACTGTTGCACCATGAATGGCACAGAGTAATGCTCCTCCCAATATACCTGCTACACCCATCATGTGAAATGGAGTAAGAGTTATGTTATGGAAACCTTGAATGAAAAGAATATAACGAAAGATTGCTGCGACACCGAATGATGGTGCGAAGAACCAACTATGCTGACCTAATGGATAGATCAAAAATATACTTGTGAATACTGCTATCACAGCGGAGAATGCGAGTGCGTTGTAAGGTCTGATTCCTACAAGTCCTGCAATCTCAAACTGACGTAACATAAATCCGATAAGACCGAATACACCGTGAAGTGCAACGAAGTTCCAAAGTCCTCCGAGTTGTAACCAACGAACGAATGAACCTTGTGCTTCAGGACCCCACAGGAATAGTAAACTATGTCCCATTGCATCGCCAGGTGTGGATACTGCTGCTGTTAAAAAGTTACATCCCTCTAGGTATGAACTTGCAACTCCGTGTGTATACCAACTTGTAACGAAAGTAGTTCCTAAGAACCATCCTCCGATAGAAAGGTATGCACAAGGTAACAGTAATAAACCTGACCAACCAATGAATACAAAACGGTCTCTCTTTAACCAATCATCAAGTACATCAAACCAACCTAGTGTTGGTTGTTGTCTTAAGGTAGATGCTACCATTTCTCTCCTATGAAAAAGGGGTCTTGCGACCCCGATGTTTTATGTGGTTAAAGAATTAACCAATTGTAGGTGCTGATAAAGCAACCTGTGTAGACTCAGCAGATGCTAGGTCTAGTGGGAAGTTGTGTGCATTTCTCTCGTGCATAACTTCCATTCCTAAGTTTGCTCTGTTAAGAACATCTCCCCAAGTTGGAACAATCTTACCGTTTGCATCTACAACTGATTGGTTGAAGTTGAAACCGTTAAGGTTGAATGCCATTGTACATATACCCATGGATGTTAACCATACGCATACAACTGGGAATACTGCTAGGAAGAAGTGAAGACTTCTTGAGTTGTTGAAAGAAGCATACTGGAAGATAAGACGACCAAAGTAACCGTGTGCTGCCACGATGTTGTATGTTTCTTCTTCTTGTCCGAACTTGTAGCCGTAGTTTTGACTCTCTGTTTCTGTAGTTTCTCTTATTAAAGAAGATGTAACTAAGCTACCGTGCATTGCACTGAAGAGACTACCACCGAACATACCAGCAACACCAGCCATGTGGAATGGGTGCATTAGTATGTTGTGTTCTGCTTGGAACACGAACATGAAGTTGCACGTACCTGAGATACCTAGTGGCATTCCATCAGAGAATGAACCCTGACCAAATGGATATACTAAGAATACAGCGAATGCAGCAGATACTGGTGCAGAGTATGCAACACAGATCCAAGGACGCATTCCTAATCTGTATGATAGTTCCCACTGTCTTCCCATGTATGCTGAGATACCAATAAGGAAGTGGAAGATTACCAACTGATAAGGACCACCATTATACAACCATTCATCAACAGTTGCTGCTTCCCAGATTGGGTAGAAGTGTAGTCCGATAGCGTTTGATGATGGAACAACTGCACCAGAGATGATGTTGTTACCATATAAGAAAGAACCCGCTACTGGTTCTCTGATTCCGTCGATATCGACTGGAGGTGCTGCTATGAAAGCAACGATGAAACATGCTGCTGCTGTGAGTAAGCATGGGATCATGAGTACTCCGAACCAACCAACATAGATTCTGTTGTTTGTTGAAGTTACCCACTCACAGAACTCTGGCCAACCTTGCTAGGAGACCATTCTGTCTGCGTGTAATGTTTGAAGTTGTCATTAGTAGGACGTTTTTAAGTAGGGCTCTAGGGTAGAGCGAAACTTATTCCTGCAAATCCCTCACTTGCAGGTAAAAAGACGTAATTTATCCTCCCATAGGTCTTGGTTAGCGGGAGCAAATATTGATAACAAAAGTTATCACCTTTCGTTATTTATCTTAACACAAGTTTACACTCTTGTCAACAAAAAAATTTATCCAAAATAATAGGTCACTTCATTACTTGGAACTTGACCCCATGCCTCACAAGAAATGCAGATACGAGGAACTATGCTTGATACTCCCATATGCTCTCGACCCTCTGCAATTAAGATTGAGTCACCTGCTTTTAACACAACAGGTTTCATATTTTCAACAATGTATGATATCTCTCCCTCTAAGCATATAATTAAAGTGTCACCAATATCTTCGTGAGGACCAAATCCATCAGACGCTCCTAAAGAGCAGAATATTTGAAAATTCTCAGGTTTATACTTTAGATATTTGTTTAAAACACTTTTGATGTTTTTAGAAAATTCATCAATATGAATATAACTTGTGCTTAATGCACCACGCTCATACTTATAAATCTCATATTCATCCGATTCATTATAAGCATTCGGATATGTGGATTTTGGTTCTTCACCGTGTGTTTTTATTAGTTCAATTGTTTCTTCCCAATACATAATAAATTAAAATTCTATTGCCAGTACTCATCTAATACATCGAATACTCTATTCAGATAGTCGTTTGCTCCTTTACATTCCCATTCGCCCTTTTCTCCTATCTCACACTTGTAATGTAGTTCTCTCTTCAGTTGCATCAACTTATTAGTCATGGCAACCTTGTCTAGTCTACCATTCATTTTTTATTAAAATATACCGTATATTATATATTTGTATCTTCCATCATTGCAGACATCATTACTACGAAAAGTGAAGTTAATATCACGGTTCCCGAAAATATTGCTATAAACATCTGTAAAGTCTGATAATAATTCATACGTTTAGTGTGTGGGCATTGATATATGAAAAGGATATCATTGCAGGTATAACCCAACTAAACGGTAAAAACATTCTTATTTTTTCTTTGTTGTTCATAATAGACCTGCTGATCCTGCGGTGATTCCTACGACCATAAAAAAACCGAACTCCACCAAGTCTCTAGAACCTGGTGGAATTGAATTAATAATAGTGGACAAAAGTATCATGAATAGATAAACCCTAATCCACCTGTTGCTGTGTATGCGACTGCACACAGAAATACTATTCTGCTAATAATCATTATGCTCCCTGATAAACTGGTGTCATAACTCCACCACCCTCATCATCATCGTCATCGTCATCTACGAATCTTAAAAAATATTCAATAGCGACTAGAGCACTCACTGGATAGAAACACCATAGTATAGCTTTCCAAACTGGAAATGATTGTGCAGCGATGTTGAATTCTCCCAATATTTTAAGATTTGTTACAATAGTATTAAGTTTTGTAAAGTTTTAAGCGAATACGCTTGTAATTGTGCTAGATGCCAATGCCTTCGCAAAGCTGTATGGCACAACTCTTAATGGTACTGGATGTCTGTTCATTATACGAAACCTGGTATGAGTTGACCTGTTGTTAAATATGCACCAATTCCAGCTACGATGCCTAGCATTGCTAATCTACCGTTGAGTTTTTCAGCAACTCTCTTTTGTGGTTCGATTGGTTTTGGTGTTGTCATTAGAAAATTCCTGGAATTATTTGTCCTGTTGTTGCATATGCTCCTACTGCTGCAACGAAACCAAGCATTGCTGCCCAGCCATTAAATCTTTCTGCTTCTGGTGTCATTGGATTGTACCTTTTTTGAATTGTAAATTGTGTGTTAAGTTTCATTTTTAGAAGAAACCTGGTGCTATCGCTCCGAATAGAACGTAGTTGATTGTGCCGATTGCTAAACCGAGCATTGCGAGACGACCATTGATCTTCTCTGCGTATTTCCAATATGGGTGTGCGTGATCCATTAGAAAATACCTGGTATGATTTGACCTGTGGTAACATATGCACCGAGAAGTGCAACAAAACCAATCATAGCCCAACGACCATTAACTTTCTCAGCGTTCTGAGGATATCCCTCATAGGAAGCACTTTCGTCAATATAAGGTCTTGTTTCAGTTGGGAAAGCGTTTTGTCTTCCACCTGATTCGGTTGTGACTGTCATTGAAATATTAATTTATGTAACAATATTATATAGTAAATATAAAATTTTGTCAAGAAACTTTACAATTAAATGCCGATCCCAGTTATGAAACCCTGATATAATTATTAAATTATTATTAAGAATATTAGTTTTACTTATTATTTGTTCTCGAAACCTGGTGGAACACGATTGAAGTATGGGTCATAATCAAACATCTTATCCCAATTTTCAATATTAGTTGCTTCACATCTCCAGAATTGCCATATACCTTCGTAACTTGATTTGTGAAACACATGAATGTGTATATCGTGTATTGATGAACCAAGTTCAAGTTTGTAAAGAAATAAAGTTATTGCATAAGTATTTCCCGAATTGTATATTAAATCATCTGCCACTGCTCTTGGTTTTGATCCTTGATCTAATTTGTACTTGTCACCACGACAATGTAATCTTACAAGTTTCTCTGCATGATGACGAGTAATTACATATGATGCAGTAGAAAAATCATTTACAAATCTTTTATGTATCTTAATAAACAATGCACCAGGATTTATGATTGCAGTTTGAAATACATCAAAGTCATAAGGAATCTTTGACATAATATCTCTCCAAGTAAATGACCAATATCTTACAGGATCAAAATCACAATCGTCTTCAATAATAAAAGCATAAGGTTCATCTGTTTTAAGAAACTCTTTCATAGCCTTCAGATGAGATGTTACACATCCAACCTCACCAGAATTCATATTATCTGGATACTTTCCTTTTATTATATCACTTAGATCATCTTCACGACCATCATATGCAGAGATGCGTGTGTAGTTTTCTATTTCCCAATATTTAAATTGAGTTTCCATATAGAACCACCTCTCTGGTTCACCATCTAAGTTGATACAATAAACTGGTGGTAAACCTTTTAATTTATATGCTGATTTATTTTTGTCCATATTAATCAAGAATATCGATTGTTGGAATCCATCCAAGTTCTCTTAACTGTGAAGTATCAGCACAAGTGATATCCCTTTCACCTGGTGTATCTTCTTTGATAGGTAAATGTCCCATTCCCATTTTAGTTGCAAGGTCAATAACTGATACAGGATTTCCTGTACCAACATCTAATACTCCAGTATAACTGCTTGGAATCAAAGTTGCAATAGCAGTTACAATATCATTAACATGAATCCAATCTCTTTTATGCCTTGTAAGATAAGTTGCAGTTTTTTCTTCTAGCATACGATACAGCATATCAGAACGACTTACTTTTTCTGACCACACATTAAAGAATCTCATACCCACACTATTTGGTGGTGCTTGTATCTCATTTACTTTCTTAGATATTGCATAAGCATTGATCCACCATTCATACACAGATGCAGAACTTGCATACAAACATCTAACATTATTATCTCTACAGTAATCAAATATAGGTTTAGATTTTACAACATTATTTTCCCAGAACAAATCAGGGTTTTCAATTGCCTCACGTATCGCAGCATTTGCTGCTAAATGTATTACTACATCATACTTTTTATTTGTTTTAAAATCTCCCATGTCATATGGAATATCATATCCGTCAACTTCGTGTCCGTGTAACAGAAGATGTTCATAAACATGACATCCTATAAAACCAAGATGTCCTGTAACTAATGCTTTCATTTAAATAACAA